TCTGGACTCGTTCTGTACCAGCAAACACCACATATGGTAGTTATTCTGAATCTTTAGACATTGATGCAAACAACAATGTCTATTTGTTGACAAATCTTCCAAATACTTTTTCAACTCTAGTTACCAAATTTAATTCTATTGGCCAAAATGTATGGAGTTCGATGGTAGAAGATGCAGTAGGCTCTGTGGACATTACTGTTGATGACCAAGGATTTCCATACTTTGTTGGTGAACATAATCTGTTGACTGGTCTTGATAATACAGGTGAATTGTACTTCACCTATTTCACTTCACAAACAGAATCCACAAATGCATATTGCTGTTTAGCGTTACCAAATGAATATGGTGTTTTAGTTGGTTCTGCAAACGGTAAAGTACACAAGTTTGATACAGAAGGTGTATATCTTTGGACAAACAATGTTGCTGCAAATGGCAACACAATTATAAGTTTGACTTCTGACACATCAAATAACTGGTACGCAGCATCAAATACAAACATCTATAAATTTAGATCCAATAACCAGTTGATATGGGAAAAGCGTATAACTGGTATCACAACACCAAAAATTAATTGGATCAAACACAAAAATAATTTTTTGTATGTGAATGGTGCAACGACAGATGCAAACAATCAGACAGCATTCATTACATATAAACTTGATGCAAATGGTGCATTAGTTTGGGCAAGGTCTTTAGAAATTGCAAGTGCAAACCAAACAATCAGATTTGGCCATAGACAACTAGATGTTTCAGGTGATTATCTTGTTGGTATTGGTTATTCTAAACCATCAGGTAAATCAAACACATTCGCAACAATTTATCAATTGCCTGTAGATGGTTCTCTATCTGGAACATACCTTGGTGCAAATGGTAGTTCTTGGGGTGATTTCACATATGTCGGCATACCAGAAGCAAACACAGAAACAAGTACAACTGTTGGTACCGGCAATACAACTGTAACGATTGCTGAGAATACAGATTACACATATACAACAAATGTAATTGTATATTCAACTCCTGGTGGTTTGTATGAGAAATCTGTGACTCCATTTAAACAAAAATGGCAATTCGATTCTAATGGTAAAATCATAGTACCATCTTCTGGTGACCCAACAGCATTGGATTTGAGTGGTAAAAACATCGTGAATACTGGAAATGTTATATTTAATAATGGTACAACACAAAGAGCTGCAGCACTACCTCTTGCAAACCTAAAAGTAATTGTTGCCGCATCGTCCAGTTTTGCTGACTTCCAAAGTAGAATTGCAGCATTATAATTAATTTAAAAACTATGAATACATTTGACAAAAACATGGAAAAATTATTTGATGTAACACCGGTAGAACAAAAGGAAAAACCTTTGGTGCCGGTGGTTACAAAATCTGAGGATGGTCCAGATTTAAAGAATGATTTGGAAGATGCATATCAACAAACAAAAGATAATCTACAAGACCTTATCGACCAGGGTAAAGAAGCCATGGAAGAAATACTTAATATTGCCAAGGCAGGTCAACATCCTAGGGCATTTGAAGTGTATGGCACATTGTTAAAGAATGTGGTTGACGCAAATAAAGAATTACTTGCAGTACAGAAACAAATGCGTACCATGGACGGAAAACTTAAACAAGGTGAAACTAAAATTGACAAAGCAATATTTGTTGGTTCTACCGCCGAACTTAATAAGTTACTCAAAGGTAAAGAATGATTGATAATGATGACGATGATTATGTTTTAGAAGCGAAAGATTCTTATAGAGACAACCCACTATTAAAAAAAGTCGGTATCAAAGTCGAGTGGACTAAACAGACCATTGAAGAATATAAAAAGTGTGCGGCTGATCCAGTATACTTTGCAGAGAACTATGTAACTATTGTTAACGTTGATATTGGTTTAATGAAATTCAAGATGTGGCCATTTCAGAAAGAAATGATCCGCACATACCACGAAAATCGTTTCTCAATTACAAAATGTCCTCGTCAGGTTGGTAAAACTACTACATCGGTCGCATATCTACTTTGGTTATCATTGTTTACCGACACACAAAACATTGCGGTTCTAGCCAACAAAGGCTCACTTGCAAGAGATATTCTAGGCAAATACCAACTGGCATACGAAAACTTACCAATGTGGTTACAACAAGGTGTTGTGACATGGAACAAAGGTAACGTTGAACTTGAGAATGGTTCCAAGATTGTTGCTGCATCCACTTCAAGTTCTGCCATTCGTGGAGGTGCATTTAATCTGGTATTCTTGGACGAATTTGCGTTCGTTCCAAACAACATTGCTGAAGAATTCTTTAACTCAGTTTACCCTGTAATTTCATCTGGTAAAAGTTCCAAAATTATTATCGTGTCTACACCGAACGGCATGAACCTGTTCTACAAATTGTGGATGGATGCAATCAACAAGAAAAACAACTACAAGACTTTTGAAATTCATTGGTCCATGGTACCAGGTCGTGATGAGGAATGGAAAGAAGAAACTATTCGTAACACCAGTGAACGTCAGTTCAGACAAGAATTTGAAACCGAGTTCTTGGGTTCATCCAATACGCTGATATCTGGTTATAAGTTACAGACAATTGCATACAAAGACCCAATTGCCAACCACGACCTACTGAAAATCTATGAACATCCAGTCAAAGAAATTGACGGCAATAAATCAGACCACCTATATTGTATCTGTGTTGATGTATCAGAAGGTAAGAACCTAGACAGTTCTGCATTCCAAGTTATTGATATCTCACAGACACCATACAAACAGGTGGCCACATATGCAAGTTCATCTATAACACCAATATTATTCCCAACCGTTATCTATAATACAGCCAGATATTATAACGATGCATATATATTGGTAGAAATTAACAACAACCCACAGGTTGCAGATTCGTTACACTCAGATTTTGAATACGAAAACCTGTGGAAAGTATTTACTGGCAATAAAAAACCACAACAGTTGTCTGCCGGTTTTGCCCGTGGTATTCAAATGGGTCTGAAAATGTCTCCGCAGGTCAAGGCAATTGGTTGTTCCAACCTAAAAACTTTGATTGAGGGTGACAAACTATTAATAAACGACTTTGATACCTATTCAGAATTAACAACTTTTGAACAACAAAAAAATTCATTCTCGGCCGCACAAGGTGCAAATGATGACTTGGTAATGTCATTAGTGATCTTTGGATGGGTAACAACGCAACAATATTTTAAAGAAATTGTCAACCACGACATTCGTAAACAAATTCAACTGGAAAATATGAACCAGATGGATGAAGATGTTCTACCTGCACCTATTATTGAGGACGGGCTTGAACATGATTTTGAGATAATGGGTGGTGATTTATGGGAAGTTGCAGACGGTGGAGAAGTCTATGCAAGCTTCACAAGAAAGATGATGGAACGGTTGTAAATCCGGCCTTTCATAAATACACATATGGTATTTTGCCAAAAGAACATAATAATTCAAGGAGAATAAAATGGCATTTCAAATCTCTCCAGGCGTAAATGTATCTGAGATCGACCTAACTACAGTGGTTCCATCAGTACAAACTACGGCCGGTGCATTTGCTGGAACATTTCAATGGGGTCCAGCAGAGAAAATAAAATTGATTGGTGATGAAATAACACTTGCAGCTTCATTTGGTAAGCCAAATAGTGACACAGCAACATCATTTTTCACTTGCTCAAATTTCTTAGCATATGGTAACAGTTTGAGTGTTGTTAGAGCTGTGGGTGGTGCATCATATAACGCATCAGCCAGTGCGGCTGTATTAATAAAAAATGAAGATATTTATGAAGCTTCATATTTGTTATCAGGCAACTCCAATACATACGGATCTTTCGTTGCAAGATATCCAGGTGCGTTAGGCAATTCTTTGAAAGTTTCTGTTTGTGCTAAAGCCAGCCTTTTCTCAGGTTGGGCATATGCTTCATATTTTACATCTGCACCAGGCACATCAGAATATGCAACCTCTGTAGGCGGTTCTCTTGATGAAATGCACATTGTTGTTATTGATGAAGATGGTTTATTCACTGGTGTCCAAGGAACAGTTTTAGAAACATATGGTTTTCTTTCAGCCGCATCTGACGCAGTAATTAATGGTGTTTCAAATTACTACAAACAAGTTATTTTTAATAACTCAAAATATGTTTATGCAATGGATCCAGTTTCTTATGCAGATACAAATTCCACATGGGGCACAAGTGCAATTAATAAAGTTTTTGTACAACCAACAACAATTGCAAACATAAGTTTGACTGCTGGTGTTACCGCTAACCCGTCAGACGCAAATATAGAAACTGCATATGACTTATTTGTTAACAAAGAAGCTGTTGACATTTCATTAGTATTAACTGGTGCTCATAGCGTTACAGTTCAACAACATGTAATCGACAATATTGCAATCTCTAGAGCAGATTGTGTTGCATTTGTTTCTCCAAGATATATTGATGTTGTTAATCAAGGTGGAAGTGAATCCACTAACATCACAAATTGGTTAGAAGCACTATCAAGATCATCTTCATATGTTGTTGCAGATTCTGGTTGGAAATATCAATTTGACAAATACAACAATACATATCGTTGGATGCCATTGAATGCTGACATTGCTGGTTTGTGTGTTAATACCGACACAATAAGAGACCCATGGTTCTCACCTGCTGGTCTAAACCGTGGTGCTATAAAGAATTGTGTTAAATTGGCATGGAACCCAACCAAGACATTCCGTGATGCATTATACAAACAAGGTGTAAACCCTGTTGTGTCTTTACCTGGCCAAGGTACACTGTTATTTGGTGACAAAACATTGTTGTCAAAACCATCTGCATTTGACAGAATCAATGTTCGTAGACTGTTCATTGTTCTAGAAAAAGCAATTGCACAAGCAGCAAAATATTCATTATTTGAATTGAACGATGAATTTACTCGTTCTCAGTTTACTGCTTTAGTAGTTCCATTCTTGCGTGATATTCAAGGTCGCCGTGGTATTACAGATTTCAAAGTTGTTTGTGATTCAACAAACAACACAGCACAAATAATTGACAGCAACCAATTTGTTGGTGATATCTACATCAAACCTGCTCGTTCAATTAACTACATTCAGTTGAACTTTGTTGCTGTTGGAACTGGTGTTGACTTCACTACAGTTGTTGGCGCATTCTAATAAATAAAACGACAATAGGAGAATACAATGGCATTCAACGTAGCAGAATTTAGAGCGAACATGATTGGTGACGGTGCCCGTCCTAATCTGTTCTCAGTCTCTTTAGTTTTTCCAACACTAGCCGAAAACGGTGCATTAGCAGGTCAGAAAGTTAATTTCATGGCCAAAGCTGCACAACTACCAGGTTCAACAATTGGTACTGTACCAGTTTTTTACTTTGGTCGTGAAATGAAGTTTCCTGGAAACAGAACTTTCGCCGACTGGACATTGACAATCATCAACGATGAAGATTTCGCAATACGAAATTCTTTAGAATCATGGATGAACGCAATCAACAGCCACGCAACCAATGTTCGTTCTGGTGCTGCAACTGCTTCCACAGGTTACTCTGTAGATGCAAGTGTGACACAATACGGCAAAACAGGAAATGAGATTAAGAAATACAACTTTGTTGGTATGTTCCCACTAGACTTGGCACCAATTGATTTAGATTGGGGTTCAAATGATGCAATTGAGGAATATACTTGTACATTTGCTTACCAATACTGGGAAACAAATACAACATCTTGATATATGCGGAGGGCCTTGCGCCCTCCATGTTTTTTTGATTTTATAATTATACACAAAATATGGCAAATACAAACAAGTTCTCACTGTTCGGTTTTACAATTTCTCGTCAACAGGATGAGGAAGAAAAAGTCGTTCAACAATCTTTTGCGCCTCCAACTACGGATGATGGCGCATTAACTATTACATCTGCCGCTTATTACGGCACATACGTTGACCTAGACGGTACTGCAAAGAATGAGGTTGAACTTATCTCTCGTTACCGTGAAATGGCAATGCAACCAGAAATTGAATCTGCGATAGATGATATAGTTAATGAAGCTATTGTACAAGATGATGATGGTAAAATCACTGAGATTATTTTGGATGATTTAAAACAACCAGATAAAATTAAAAAGGCCATCAAAGAAGAATTCAATACCATTCTTCGTCTATTCAATTACCAAAACATGGCTCAGGATATTTTCCGCCGTTACTATGTTGATGGTAGAATGTATTATCACATCATTATTGACCGTGAGAATCCACAAGAAGGTATTAAAGAGTTAAGATATATTGATCCACGTAGATTGCGTAAAGTCCGTGAGATTAAGAAACAAAAAGATGAACGCACAGGTGTGGAGATTATGAATCCTGTGAATGAGTACTACATCTATAACGACAAGGTAGTCTCAGGATCAGCCTCCAATTTTGGACCAGTTGGTGTACGCATCACAACAGATTCGATCATTTCGGTGGTTTCTGGCCTTATGGATTCACGTAGGGCAGTTGTGTTGTCATACCTACACAAGGCAATCAAACCTTTGAATCAATTAAGAATGATTGAAGATGCAACTGTTATCTATCGTATTTCACGGGCTCCTGAGCGCCGTATCTTTTATATTGACGTTGGCAATCTTCCTAAGTTAAAAGCGGAACAATATCTCCGTGATATTATGGTCAAGTATAAAAACAAACTTGTCTATGATGCAAACACAGGTGAAGTCCGTGATGACCGTAAGTTTATGTCCATGATGGAAGACTTCTGGTTACCACGCAGAGAAGGTGGCAAAGGTACAGAGATTACCACACTACCAGGCGGACAAAACCTAGGTGAATTGGAAGATGTTAAGTACTTCCAAAAGAAATTATACGGTGCGTTGTGTGTACCAGTTTCTAGATTAGAACCAAATCAAAGTTTCTCTCTTGGTCGTACCTCAGAGATTACTAGAGATGAATTAAAGTTTTCTAAGTTTGTTGACAGACTTCGTAACAAATTCTCGGATGTTTTTGACCAAGCTCTTCGTGTACAGTGTGTGCTTAAGGGCATATGTACCAATGAAGAATGGAATTTGTTCAAAGAAAACATTCATTATAATTTTATCAGAGATAATAATTTTGCAGAATTAAAAGAAGCAGAATTAATCAATCAAAGATTGTCGTTGTTAGGTGCAGTCGATCCATATACTGGTCGTTATTTCTCACAAAGATGGATTCAACAGAATGTGTTGCGTCTAACAGATGATGAGATTGAAGAAATGCAAAAACAAATTGACAAAGAAAAAGAATCGGGTCTTGGATTGCCTGTTGCAGTAACTAATGATGTTGCACAACAACAAATGATGGGTCAGGTTCAAACTGACCAAATGGTACAACAGGCAAAATTAATGCCTGACCAAGGTCAAGCTGGCGGAAGTTCTGATGGTTCATCAAGTCCAAAAGCAAAGAGTTCTAGTGGTTCGAAGCCAGTTAAAGGTGATTTGAGTTTAGAAGATACTACTTTCACTAGATTAA